CAGATGTCTTAGGTTGACCGCAACTCCTGCTACGTATTCCGCGGTTGCACGTGATCCTGTTGGGATGTATGAAGGAAATGTCTCCTCACATTTGTTCAGGGCAAAGTCCGCATGTACATGGCTTGTTATATCGCAGCCGTACAATGCACGTGACTTGCCCCACTCATACTTCGTCGAAGTATATGCGTGAATTTCCCTATACCTGTTGAGCCAGCACCCATGATCGCTCATCTGGATTGCAGCCAACACCCCTTTCTTCGTGCGCAGTTCGCGGGGCAGCACACTCTTCTTCTCATTGTCTTGAGGATACTCTGAGTGTGCTGACCCGCCAGGCATCAGTATCACACGCTGCGCCCAGTAAGATGAAAAGTCAGTCGCAAAAGCGTTCTTCCCCTCTGACTTCGCATCGCTGAACAGCTGGATACAGTGCCTGTACACGTCACTCGCGGGGACTTCCGCGAGTTTTGGTTCCGTCCTGTTCTTCTGCTCTTTCTCCCAGTCGACAGGTGTGTCAAGACGGTTGACAAGTACATTGAGCTCAAATATCTTGCTCAAGTCCATGTCAATAACACCCTGTACTTGTTTGGCATACATGCCCTCACGCTTGAGCTCGGCCGCGTCGATGCCGCCCCACTTCCTGATCAGGCCAATCAATATTCTGATTGCAGTGGTGCCGGCTGCTCGGTAATACGTGAAGAATGTTGCATGTGTGGCCTCGACATTGTTATACCTGTCGAGTGCCTCGGCAAGCTCAGCGCCAAACCCTCTGAGCTTGATGGTGTCCCTGCGCCCGAATAAGTCAACGAGGCGGACGTGTTGGTGGTGGAATTGCGTTATCTTCTCGGTCTCCTTGTCGAGTGAGTATTCATACTCGAAGTCCCGAGGTGGCGTGGCTGCCAGGTCAGCGTAGTACGTGTGTGTTCCTGGTGGCGCGAATTCGTGTCGCAGGTTTCCTACGATTGTTGCGCCGACGATTTTCGCTACGTGCTTGTCGTACATTGTCACGTAGTCTACGTTGGCGTAATGCGCAACGAGGTCGCCGAAGTCAAGATCCAGCGTGTTCTTCAATGTACCGTGTACACGGCGTTGTGTGTGGCACGAGAAGTCCACACTATTTTTGAATTCTTCATTTTCTTCTTTTTTTGTTGTTTTTGTGGCGTCAGCCTTTTCCGGAATTTTTTTTTTGTTTTCTGTTTCCTCAATTTTTTTGTTTTTTTCTTTTT